ACGCCTCCCTCCCATCGCCCCCACTGCACTATTAACGTAACACCGCCGGTTAGCGGGAATTTCGCCCAGCCGCTGTTAGACAAAACGCCGCTCGCTGCTGCGAGTTTTGCCGCTTCTCCCAAACGAAGGTATTCGATAATCCCATCTGCGGTTTTTCCAGACAAAGTTGTTAGCGTGCTATCCAGCGGCTGCTTTCCTGCCAGCGCATTTGTCATGGTGGTTGCAAAGTTAGGATCGTTTCCTAACGCCGCCGCCAGCTCGTTCAGGGTATCAAGCGCCGCAGGTGATGAGCCAACAAGAGCAGCCAGAGCTGATTTTACGAAAGCAGTAGTGGCAATTTGCGTATTGTTGACAGTCTGCGCAGCCGTGGGGGCTGTCGGCGTTCCGGTCAGGGCCGGGCTTGCCAGTGGGGCTTTGAGTGCAAGCGCGTTATTAATGGTGGTGCTGAAATTAGGATCGTTGTTGATAGCCGCAGCAATTTCTTTCAGTGTGTCCAGTGTCGCCGGGGCTCCATTCACCAGGGCAATCAGAGCCGCCTGCACAAACGCAGTTGTGGCAAGCTGAGTGGTATTGTTACCTGCAGCTGCAGTCGGGGCTTTTGGCGTGCCGGTAAACGTCGGGCTGGCTTTTGGTGCATATTGCGTATGTGGATCAGCTGCTGCAAGATGCGCCGCCATCAGCTCATCTACATACACCTTTAGTTCCAGCACCTTGTCATCCACATATTTTCGGGTAGCCAGCACTACGGACGGATCAATTTTCAGCGTAATGTTATCGGTGCTGCTGGTAATAAGTACCATGCGCACTGTCTGCGTGCGCCCGCTGCCCTCTGCCAGCTGCGGCTTATAGCTCTCCGGGCAGTTCCCCACTGCGATCAGCGCGCCCGTTTCATCAAACAGCCCAACCTCACGAATCCACCAACCGCCCTCAGTTTCAGGAATCACCTGCTCAGCAATAATCTGGCTGCTGTTCTGCGGATCGATGTAAAGCATGTTCAGGTCAGCGCGCCGCTTTTCGGAAACCAGCTTCGTCTGTTGTGCGCTGGGAGTTGGAAGCACGCCGCCGCCATCCCCCACCGCCATCTGGGTAATTTTCAGCGGCACACCGAGCGCGGCAGCGCTTGCCAGTTTCGCCGCGCCAATATCCGTCAGCAGGGTATAAAATTTTGCGCTCATGGGTTCACTCTCATTGTGTCGATGACATGGACGGCGGCGCCCTCGTAGGCAGTGCCACCGGAAATGATGGTTTCGTTGATATACGGGTAAATCGTGATTTCTTCGCCGGTGTACGTGGCAGCTCCCACAAAATATGGCCCGCTCGTCTGCAGATTTATGGACATGCCGATCAGATGCCGACTGCAGGGTTTGGCATCACCAATCAGGCGCTCCAGCTCCAGATAGGTTTCCTCTGTTATGCCCTGGTCCTGCACCCCAATATCCAGGCGAAACGTGCCCGGCGCCTCGCCGGTCTGCCACCATTCAATAATGCGGATCAGAAAGCCGAACGGCTCCACCACACGCCGCACCGCGCTGGTTGTGCCTTTGTGCTGATGGATATAGAACGCATCCTGCACCACGCGGCGCTTAACGCTCTCCGCCCATCCTTCGTCCCAGCGATCAACCGAAAAGGCCCACGCCAGATACGGCAGAAACTTGACCGGGCATGTTGCCGGGTTCCATAAATCCCGCAGCGGCACCTGCAGATCGGAAATTCCGCTGCAGGTCTGCGCCAGGCGGCGCTCAAGCGGCGATGAACCAGGAGGAAGCAGACTATTCATCCTTTCCCCCGTTGGTTACGCTCCATTCCGTACATGAAGCGGCTTGTGTCTTATCCAGCACCACATCAGCGAGCGGTGAGGCCAGTTCAACACGCTGCACACCTTCAACATGCAGCGCGGCATAAATAGCACTGCGGCGAATATCACGCCCCAGCCTCGTCTGGCTGGCGATATATTTCTGCAGGCTGGCTTTTGCCGCCTCCATCACCGGCTCAGCTTCTGGCCCCCGGTAAAGAAAGATCGTCGCATCCACGCTGTACGGAATGATTTCAGCGCTGCGCACCGTCAGACGGTCAGCAACCGGCCGCACGTTCTCACTGTTAAGCGACAGTTCAACCACAGCCAGCAGATCCGCCGCAGCCGTTCCGTCGCCCTCACGGCTCAGTACGGTAAGCACCACCTCCGCCGGGGCCGGGCTGGTTGCGCTGGCGTCAGCCACTCGCCCGTCAGCGCTTTTAGCGTGAAACTCGTAAGCTCCCGTTGGGCCTGCAACTGACAGCCCTTCAAAAGCTGCAGGAACACGCTGACGCAGAGCCTCATCACTTTCCATCACGACAGCAACCGGCGGTACCGCGTCGTTATCTGCAGGAATAACCGTCAGACGTTTTACGTTGCAGTTACCGGCCAGTTGATCGAGATCACTCCCCATGGAATAAGCCACCATGACCGCCTGCGCCGCCTCGTTAATGCGCTGACGCAGGAGGATTTCACGATACGCATTTTCCTGCAGGAGCTTGGTCACGGGTTCAGACTCCAGCTCAAGCGTGCGCCTTACCGCGTCCTGCTCGTCTGCTGGATAAAGGGCTACAAACGCGGCTTTCCGTTCGTTTAGCAGCGTTTCAAAATCCGGCACATCCACTATCTGCGGGGCGGGCAGCTGGGAAAGGTCAATGACTGCCATTGTCTGCTCCTGTTGATACCGAAAGTGAAACCGGCGCGCCGTTATCACGCTGCCCGGTAAGCTCAACCACCATCGAACCATCAAAACTGCTGTCTATGGTGATGGAATCCAGGGTAAGCCGTGGCTCCCAGCGACTCAGAGCCACATAGACCGCAGACATTACCTGCAGGCGCAGCGCCGGGTTCTGCGGCTGGTCTATCAGTTCAGACAGAAGCGAGCCGTATTCCCTCCGGGCAATGCGGCTCCCCTGCGGGGTCAACAGAATATCCCGGACCGACTGGCGCAGGTGATCCGTGTCGGTAATGGCCCTGCCGTTGCCCTGACTCATGCCGATATAAAGCGTCATACTGGGCCTCCCGATGTATCACCGCCGGATTTAACGCCGGTATGACCGTGTTTATCGACTACGATCCCGTTAGAACTCATGGCGCCGCCGCCCTGGGTGACGCCACCATTGATCACCACCTCGCTGTTTATGCGCGTGTTGCTTGCTTCCACCACAAATTCCCCCGTTTTCAGGGTTATGTTATCTGCAGCCTCGATCACCATGGATTTGATACCCCGCACATGCCAGCGGCCGGTCGCGGGTTCATATTCAAACCAGCCACCGTCCGGGTATTCCGTCACGCAGCCGTCCACTGAATCCGACGGCGGCGCAAACTGATTGGAGTAAATGGCAGGCAGCGCAAAGGCGGTTTCAAGATTCCCGCCCATGCTCAGCACCACCACCTGTTCATCCGGCGACGGGCACCACCAGGTGCGGCCGCCTCCGGCCCGCAGCGTCAGCCAGTTAATCCAGTTGGTTTCGAGCTCACCTATTTTCACCCGGCACAGCCAGTTTTCCCGGTCCACTTCGGTCACGGTGCCGGTGCGGATCAGGTTGGTGATAAGGCGCATGATTTCGGTCAGTTGTGCGTTCATGGAGTGAGGTTGCATCAACAGCGAGAATGTGGCATCAAGACTGATATGTATGATTGATGGTACAATTCCGAGTCTAATTTAAATCATGGAGGATCACGATGAATCACCCAATCAATTTCTACGCAATTGAGGAGCACGCTAATATACTTAAACAACTTTGTTGCTCATCCCTAGAGTTTTTGAAGCAGATCGAAGAAAGCCCTGCAGCCTACAGTTCCGCATCAGAAATTGAAGAAGAAAAATTGGAGTATTTTGATTGGCTTGAATACACGGTAAGCAACAATCTAATTGAGATGTGCACAAAGATAAGAATATTGCTTGATAGTCTGGATTTGCCTGGCGACCTACCGTATTCACCAGAAGTTGAGGCATATAGCAAATTTATTGACACAGTTCTTGTCATCGAAGGTCATGCAAAATGCTCTCTGCGTGAGTGTTGTAACAAAACAATTCACGCGACCTCTTTTGAGCTCTTCAAAAAATACTCAGATGAGGGAATACACTATTGGAGTGGAATTGTTATCCTCACTGGCTCACAGTACAAGAACCAATGGAAAATTGGATTAAATATATTCAAATTTTGCCGAAGCATCCAGATACTTATATCAATTCTGCGCAATGTATAAATATAAAGAAGTTACATTTTATTCAATCCATCATTTTTGTCATATTTTCGTCATACGCCGTCACAATTGACGGCGTCATATTGAAAATCATAAATATGAATTTTGCGCTATACTCAATTGTTCATATAAGTCTTGAATCCTTTTTGAGTTGGTAAACTTATCATTATTTAACAACTCAGAAATAGCAGCTCGCATGTAGATATTTACGACTAAGTTTTCATCAGTAAGTTCTTTATTACCACCATGCACAATTGCAGACCTAAGGCCATAGACTTTTTTAATTAGTTTTTTCATCTTAAGTCGCGCATTTAGATCTTTCGCAACAATGAATGAAAACATATTAGAAATATTTTCACCGATACTACTTTGAAACAACGCACCTTCGTTTAAAGAAAATAGAATCTCAAGTGATATACATGTGTATATTATAGAATTCCGAGTATCTTTAGTAAGGGCAGACTCTCCTAACGCAAGTGAGGAGTTTAATATTCTTAATTCAAGATCACTGACTTTCAAATCATTATGTTTTCTCTCATAAATACTCCACAGTCTTTTGAAGCTTGCGTTATTACAAAAAAAATCGTTATCCAGTGGTAATTTTTCTAAAAACTGATTTTTTATATCACCAGATTGAATAATACCATCATTCCCATGTACCTGATATGAACTAGTATTTACATACATTTTTTCATGAGAAATGTTTTTCTTCAATGGCAACCCAGTTTCAATCAATATACTTTTATCTTGCTTTCCAGATATTAGAACTAGCAATCTAGATAAATTAGAGAACGAATCACTGGCTTTTTGGATAGCTTTCTCTTTATCATAGCAATTTTTAATAGTGACGCTTACATACATCCCTTTATCCATTGATAAGGGTAGTTCTAGATCTTCTAAATAACCAAAGGAATAAATAGACAGATTGAACTTTCGAATACCACTGTCCAATCTCACACCCGACACAGGAGCTGTAACAATAAGATCTCTTGCTTTAACATCAAAAAAATCCTTGTAAAATTCTTTTTCAGTACCTTCATACTCTGTAGAAGTTCGCTTAAGCTTGGGTAATTCCTTGTCTAAGTACGTGAAGACTGTTTTCCTACTAAATCTTGATGAGATAACATCATCAAAACTATAAATCCTCTCCAAACATTCATTATAAGACTCGAGATCTTTTATATACAAAACCTCTGAATTTGAAAACCAAAACTTATGCGCTGACACTGCATCTTCCGCCGTGCCAATGTGTATACACGATAGCGCTAAATTTATAATATCTTTGAACATTGCATTCAATCCTTCTAAGAAATATTTAAACAACAACTTAACCAGCGAATGCAACTGTAACAATTCTTACATGTTGAGTCTAAGGAATTTAAGAATGTTATCGTTTTACTAATTTTAAAATTAACATGTTATATACGTTATTTTTATCTTCATTGTTTATACCGAGTAGATACCGTTTGGCATATAGTACCTCCGGCCCCTTGCGGCTGACTCGATCACGCAGGCCGTAATGGTGAACACGGGCAATACGCTGCACTGAGCTGTCAAACTGCACGCTGGCAGAATCCGCACTGGCAGCGGTTTTCAGGTATTTAGTGGTGCGAAGTTTTGCAAACATCTGGCGCTTGATGCGGCCCTTTTTGCTACGGGCCGTTACCCGGCGCGGCTCGTATCCGCTCCCGTCCGGGTTTCGCTGCAGCCTGATATTCTGCTGCTGACTGCGGCGCAATTCCTGCGCCAGCTGACGCATCATGCGGCTGCGTGCGGCAGGCTCCAGATTTTCCAGCAACGCTGCCAGCCAGTAATCCACCCTCTGCAGGTCATCCACGTTTCACCGTCCACATTTCTTCGGGTACGTCGGATTCCGGCACCGCTTCAACGCTCGATACGGTTCCATCTGTGCTGACAATCACGCGCTCCGTGAGCTGCAGATTGAGGCTGAGATCACACAGATCGTTGCTCAGAATATCGACGTCAAAGGTAAAAAGTTTTTCGCGCAGCTCCGGGTTGTTGATGGCGTCCGGTTGATTGGTCATTAACCAGAGCAGCACGGGCGCCATCACTAAATTCTGGTTGCCGCTAAAATCTTCAATCACCACGTTCAGGGTGTAGCGATATTCCCATGACATTGAACGGGCACCGGTCGCAACCAGCGAACCGTTATCAACAAAAAGGTGCAGTTTGTCCGGGTTGTCACGGACATACTCCACCGATTTATTCAGGGCGTTGCGTAAGGACTGCGGCTTGTTCACTGTCTCGCTCCTGGCACGCAATGATCGTGTCCACTTTGTCGGCACATGCCGCCCAGGCGGCCTCAGTCTCATCCAGCACCTGATTTAGATCCCCATTACTGCGCGGCGCTGATCTGTCCAAGCGGCACTGCGTCACTTTTGGACAACCACTCACGGTAAGCTGCACCTCCGGCGAGGGCCGGGCGGTCCCGCAGCCGGATAATGTCAGCAGGCAAAGGTGTATCAGCCCAGCGGCGTAAATCCTCGTTTTCACGTTTTAGCTCCTCGATCCGGCGCTGACGACTCCGCAACAGCGCGGAAGTATCTTCCGCTGCAGAATAAAGTTGCGTCTGCGCCCGGCTGTTGGTTTCAGTAAGAATGGACAGGCTGATGAGCTGGCTGTTTTTCTTCGCCAGCTCCTGCTTGTTCTTTTTAAGCGCCTCAGCCTGCGTCCCGATGGTGTGACCGGCATTGTTGAGCCGCCATGACTGCCAGCCCAGCAACGCCAGCACCAGAGCCAGGATCACCGCCAGCGCGCGCGTCATGCCCCTGCCCCTTTAAGACACCAGGCAAGCTCACGGGCGCGCCTGTTTTCCAGCCCTTTACTCCTTTGACCATTTACATAAGTCCAGCGAGGGAGCTGGTTGCACGCCTGCCACCATTGCTGGCGATTGATGTAAGAAACCATTGTTGACCGGCAGATTGCCCCCGTTCCGACATTAAAGCCGATACTGATCAGGGCATCGTAAACATGCTGAGGTGGCTTAACCTGCAGGCAGGCTTCAATCCTTTTTTCCGTCAGCAACACGTTATTAATCAGCC